AGAAAGAAAGTTGGGGATTTGTCCAAGGTCATTGGTTATACGGCTATACCACATTAGATATTATTCGTCGTCTTCGTAAAAATAATCGTCATCATCTGGCTCATCTTCGTCCAGTTCAAATTCTGGGTGTGTTTTTTGCAAAACATCTCGTACATCAGCATCGGATTTAAATGCTGCCACAATTTCATCAGTTGAATGGTCATAATCAGATAACAGATCAACCATTACACTAGCAGCATCTTCTCTTTCAGCCCGATCAATATAGTTTTTTAACTCAGTCCATAAATCGCTTGCCAAATCAATCGACATTAGTATCCTCCGTATCTTCGTCAATAACGTCGGTACTTAGCACTTCTTCCTTTTTTACAAAGTCTTGCATTAGAAGATCAAGACACCCATCTGCGTTCTTCTCCCAAGCTTTCCGGAACTGCTTAACTTCTTCACCATTTGGAGTAATAAACTTAAGTTTATTGCCTTCCTTCTCAAGCAATCCTTTTTTCTCTGCAAGATCGACAAGCCCTGAATATGGATTCATGCCTTCCTCATACGGAATCTTTACTTGAACGCTTTCAAAGGGCTTAGAATAGCGTGTTTTCATTACTTTACAGCCAGCACGAATTCCTTTTACATCAGAAATTTTATTACCGTCTGCATCTTCTTTTAGTTTCATCTTCTTCATTGCTACCACAATCGAAGAAGCATACACGAAACCTTGACCACCTGAAATCTTGTCATCTGGATCAAACATATCTTGGCTTGCATAGGTGTGATTAGTACAAACCATACCAACATTATATGCACCAAACATATTGACACAGTTCCTAACCAATGCGGTTAGACTCTTTGCTTTACGACCCAAATCGCCTTTCATATCGCCCGATTCAAACTGATTAACATCAGTTGGCGTTAGCATCATACCAAGCGAATCAATAATAAAGAGTACCTTGGGTTTTTCTTCATCTGGTAATGCTTTGTAATCTGCCATGAATGTACTAATTGTCTTAGCAACATCATCTACCATTGCCATGCTTAATCGCAACAGTTTGTCTTCACCAGTATCAACACCAAGTGCCTGTAACCAAGTTTCATCTAGTGCGTTTTCAGTGTCAACGAGAACAACATAGATACCTTGTTCCTGTGCGTGTCGAGCAATGTTGCCAGAGCACATATAACTCTTTCCACTACCACTCTCACCAGCGAACACAGTGACCTTTCCAAGTGGGACACCCTTGTCAAATTCACCAGAGATAAGGTAGTTGAGGGCATAATTGCCCGTACTAATCCAATCTGTTGGGTCATTAAAACCAACGGAAAGTCCGTCAATTGATTTTGTAATTTGTTTTCTAAATTTTCCTACATCGAATGGTTTTGGCATTGTTACCTCTTTTTTTATAAAATCATTTTAGATATGTGACTGCATAATAATTTATGCTCGTCAGTAGTTGGGTGTTTTTTATGTTGCAGAAACCCATCAACAAATTTTCCATTAAACTTAAACCACTTATTATAGTCTACTGCTTTCAATAATGCAAAAATATCATTTTTAATATATTCTAAACCTTTTATTTGTTCTAGCGGATCTTGAATGGAAGATACATAACACTTTATATTACGAAACCTACATACTTCTTGCAACATTTTTAATGCTCTCAAATGTTCTTTAAGCAACACTAGAAACCCTTGATGCTTATATAAAAAATTGAATAATTTCGTCTGTTCGGCATTGCGTGCATAATTTAATCCGCCGCTTATTAACCACTTTCTCGTGGCCGATGTTTGAATTTTACAACTGTTATTATTTGCATATATCAAGTCTACCATTGCATTACACAGATATGTTTCTTTATCTACTTCCAAATCAATACGCCATAGGTCGGGCAATAATAGTATTAGAACAGAAATATTAGGAAGTTCATCTAAGTAATAAAGTGTCTCGGTGCAAATTCCTTTTATGCCCATTCCAGCTTTTGCAACAATATAAGAATTTTGATTTTCTGAAAAATGAACACTCCACGGTATATCATCTTGCCAAAGTGGATCTGTGAAACTGCAACCAGAAAGTAGAAAATTTTCAGACATTTGAATATTTTTCCAAAAATTTTAAATAATTTCCACTAAAATAATGATCATAGTTATACTCAATAGTATCTAGTTCTATCAAGTATAAGTCACGCCAATCATCAGATGATAATGATTTAAATTTAGATATCATTTCTACCAATTTAACTAATCTTTTTACTGGATTCTTAATTGAATCAAACTCGTAATCAAAAATTTTATCATATTTTTTAAATCCATAATACTTTTCTAAATTATATTAATTTTTTATTTTTTTGAAGGATGTTTATTTTTTTTAAAATCTTATTTTCGTACTCACAAGAGAATCCATCAAGATGATCAAAAATGACTATATCACGATTAAAAGGTATAGTAGCGTGTTACACGCTACTATAACTTGAAGGACCGTAAATAACAGCATCCATTATTTTTATGCAGAATTCTGCCTAGACCGAATCATAGCAAGAATATCTTCTGCTTTTTGCGTTCCTTCTTCTACCTTTGGAGTAGTGTCTGGCTCGGGTGCTTCTGCTACTGGCTCAGGGGCTGGTGCCGCCTGCTCCGGTGTTGCAGCAGGTGCTGGTACAGGTTTTGCTGCGGGTGCTGGAGATGAACCCGCTGGTGCAGGCATACCCGGTGGGCGGTAATATGCACCAAATCGTTCTGGATCATATGCTTCGCCATCAACACTTGCTTCAAACATTTCCTTAATAACACGAAGACCTTCTTCGGTTGGACGCTTAGGCAAGAAGTCTGATAGGTCGAACAATCCGTGTGCATCGATTGCAGCCTGTTCCTCTGCAGTTAATGGCGTTTCCTTACGAGTCCACTTAGAAGTAGAGTAATCTGCATACCCACCTTTGCTGGTCTTGCTAATACGGAAATCCAAACCTGCAGTAAAGTCTGTAGGAAGTTCTTCCATATCTGGATCCATCAACGAACTTTTAATAATATTAAAAATCTGAGGTCCAATAATAAATCGACGAATTGGATTCTCTGGAGTAGTATCATCAGACAGTGCATCCTCACGGACAAACCCTTGAAATACATAACTACGCTTCTTCCAATACTTACGACCCATATCTTCAAGAGATGCATCTTTGAACCAAGTCCGCACTTCTGCTAGTACAGGACAAGAGTCGCCCCACATTTCTACACAAGGTACCTGTACTAGTACATTCTTGCTGTCATTCTGACCTTTAATACCATTGAATGGTAACCGGATCATGGCTCGCTCAGCCCAGAAAAAAGTGTTCTTATCGTTACCGTCTGGCAAGAATCGCAGTGTGCAACTGCCGCCTTCTTCCATGTTCCAATGTGGGTAAATTGCGTTATCGCCGCTGGTTTGACCGCCTTGTTTCGACTCTGCGGCTTGGAGTCGTTGACGGATGTCTGCTAATGATGTCATTTAGTTTTCCTCTAGTTAGCCTTTTGTAAATGCCTAGTGTAATGCCTAGTAATATGCCTGTGCATACACTACATAGTAGTATATGCGATCTTATTTATTAAGTCAAGTGTTTTTTTAGAAATTTAGATATTATTTTTGAATACCGATGAGACGCTTTAGGTCTTCAATGCCAGTATCTTCAACGTTGGTTGCACTTTCGTCAAGTTCAGGGTCAGATTTTGGCTCAAGATAGTTTTTTTCATCTTCTTTCTCACGACTAGCTGTTATTGTTTCGCCAGTGTCAAGGTCGTGTTCTTCTTCTAATCCATCAACTTTTGCATCAGTGACACCGGGAATCTCTATACCAAATTCCTTGAGTCTATCTTGGATAATTGGACGAGCATCTGCGTCTGGATCTTCTTTAGAAGCAGAATACAATGCATCATAAAGTTTGTCATCACCAATAATTGACCGAATTTGTTGAGTAGAGTTCATTGCATCAAAGCCAATAGGAAGTTTGTCTTTAAACAACTCGGCTAACTCACGTTTTTGATTGCGTGTATCTGGTAGCTCCCACGTTCCTTCAGTGACTTGTTGTGTCCATTCTTCAAATTCGTTTAATTCACGCATTGTTTCTTCCTGTTGTAGTTTTGCTAATACAGGAGCGGCATTTTCTGTCCGTTGGTCAATACGCGGT